ATACCAACAGAATCTTCTGAAGCATCTACAAATAAAGTATCTGTATCTACTGTTAAATCACTACTAATAATAGTTTGTCCTGTGAATCTTGCATCACCAGCTACATCTAATCTGTACGATGGACTATCGTTAAATATACCTACCCTTGCGTTACTTGGGTCAACAGTTAATGTGTTAGTTGTTGAATAAGTTGCATCTACTATTAGTTTTTTCTTCATAAAAATAGAAGTACTACCTATACTTAAACTACCAGCTCCAAGTCCTGCATTTCCAATACCAAACTCCATACCATCAACAAAGTGATTGTAAGCAATAAAACCTCCATTACCAGTAGAACTTCCTTCAGCGTCCTTGAAAAACAAACTACCATAAGCTGAACTTGAAGAATATATTGTTATTCCTCTATCTCCAGTACCATCTCCAATTATTAAGTCTTTAGAATACTGACCTGTAAATCCTGAAGGACTTGCATTATTTATACCTACTTGACTATTAGTTGAATCTACTTTTAACGTGCTTGTATTTACCGTAAGGTCATCTCCGTTGCTAATAATCATTGATGTTCCGCCTGATGTATTTCCTCCTGCAAGTACCTCAGCTAAAGTATCGTGTCCTTCAATAGCAGTATCTACATAAGCAGTAGTAGCCACTTTAGTACTATTGTCCCCATCTGATTGAGTAGTTGCTGTAACTCCATCTGCTAGTACAGAAGTTGCAGTTACATTACCTGTTAAATCTCCAGTTACATTACCCGTAACGTCTCCTGTTACGTTTCCCGTTAGATTACCACTAAAACTATTTGCACTTACACTACCTGCAAACGTAGCATTTTGTGAATCGTCTAAAGTTAAAGCATTAGTTCCTCCACCTGTCTCAAAACGTAAAATACCTGATGAATTGTAGTTTGCAAGTGTAACTCTATCAGAAGTCCAATATAAAGCACCACTACCTGCTGTCATACCATTTAAGTAAAAAGCATCTGCCGTTACGTCTCCACTAAATGTTCCTGTAGTACCTGAAATAGTACCCCCTGTTACGTTTCCTTCTAAATTAGCAACTAAACTAGCTACAGCATATCCTGTTCCACTTGTGTTTACTGTTGTAGTAGGTTCGTCTTCTAGTCCTTTAAATAACCTGTATTTGCCTGTTAGAGCTTCTCTAAACAGTCCTGAGTATAGTGTAGTACCTGAAGGAGTATATTTGCCATAAAAACCTATGTCAACTGCATCTGTGGAAGTGTTGTTGTTTGCCAATACAATTAAAGGGTCTTTGACTGTGAGCGTGTCTGTCCCGACAGTTGTTGTGCTTCCTTCAACTACTAAGTTTCCGATGACTGTTAGATTGCTACCTATTTTAGCATCTCCAAAGACGTGAAGGTTTAATCCTGCTTCTGGTGTTACTCCTATTCCTACTTGTGTTGTTGAGATGTATAATGGAGTTACGTTTCCAAGTCCATCTGTGATCTGTTTTGCTGTTGTTCCTATTGCATCATTGTCTATTGACTTTAATAACGCATCATAAGTATTTTTTATTTTCGTGCTTGTTAATGTAGCCATTATTGCTTTTTAAATAAGTTAATAATTTTTTTACGTTAACCTCTTTAGGTTTGTAAATCTTCTTTATAATACCCATCCGTTAAATGTTGCATCTTTGTCAGGATTTATATCCTCATTTGTGTTACTTGTATATTCAGGAAATAAGTTTTGATTATTAGCCATATAATCTATAAATCTTCTTGTATAGTATTCTGCAAACTCTCTTTCTTTATTTACTAAATAATCTACTTCATTCTTAGATACTGTCTCACTATTTTCAGATGAGTGTTTAAATACTCCTCCATTCTTTACCTGGTAAGCTGCAAATGGAAGATAATCTACCATTGCGAAATGAATAAGCATAGGTTGGATATAAGTATTTACTAAACTTAGATAATCTCCTGTTAAAGTATCTGCTATAATATCACTACTGATCTTATTATATAAATCACTTCCAAGATAGTTTCTAACGTGAATCTGTTGAGCTATTTTAATAAACTGAATAAATTTATCTACATCGACATTACCATCTATTATGGTATTTCTTTTGATGTCTATTGGTTTTATGAATAATGCTGTTGCCATATCTTATTTAAAATTTGGGTGATGTCCATCGTTAGGCATATCTTTAGGAGCTATCTTTGCTTTTTTATGTCCTGCAGGAGTTGGTGCATATGATTTAGGAATACTATTTACTTCATCGTAGTTTTGTATTGATTTTTTCATTGTCTTAGATTTTAGTCTATACAATACTTCACTCCAATAATGTCCACAGTTAACTCCTCCTTTATATTTGAATAAATCATATGATTTGCCTTTATGTCCAAATGACTTATTTACTCCTGCTCTACTAGCTTTGTCTATATCTTCAATTCTATATACTACTTTTCTATTACTTCTACCCATCATAATTCTACAGAATTGTCTTGACTTTCCTGAAGAATATTTCTCATTATATCTGTACCTTACTTTGTATAAAGATTTATCTAAATAACTAAATCCTGATTTTTTAGAATCTATACTTTTCTTTTCTAAATTCTCTTTTTTAGATTCAATTAATTTACTAGCCCATTCTTCTTCACTTTCATTATCTTCTTTATGTTCTCTTGCATCTACTTCTTCCCATCTATTAGACATTGTTTCTCCTCTAAGTTCATCAAGAATAATATCAAACTCCTCATCTGTTAAATCTTCCTTAGATAATTTAACTCCTGTTTCTTCTTCTTTAGTTTCTTCATCCTCTACATTATCTAATTCTGTAAATTCTAAAGGTTGTAAAGTCTTAAAGTATAATTTAAGTGAAACACCATTATAAGCTAAGATTTGATTAAAGGCATCTATTAAGAGATGTTGGAAAGGTCTAATAACAGTATTATCCATAAGCGTAGAAGCTGTTTTAAGCTCATCTGCGTTGTTTCCTAACCCTGAGTTATCTTTGATACCTAAAAGCATCGGAGAAACGACCCTATGAGCTACCATTATCTTTTTAGTAGACTCCTCTGACAAGAATTGATACTGATTATGTGCATCACTTAATTGTACAGGTTCTATACTTGCAGCACTTTCTGCATTGTCATTAAAAGCTAATATGAACTTACCTGCATTACTTGACCCACTAAATTTGTTGTATATTCTTTGTTCTATAAGTCTTCTTTCCTCTGCATTAGGAGTACCATTGTTAAAGTTAATTAACATAGATGGACTCATACCATTTAAGATGTTGTTTAAGTGAAAGTTAGACACTTCTTCTTCAAGCTCTGCATATTGTAAACCTCCTTGATAATCTACAGGACTATAATAGTAATATCCTGAACGATATGGCTTTACATATAGTATTTCTATAGCTTCTTTGCTTGTACCAAATGCAGGTATTCTTAAAGGTTTATCAGAAGGTCTAATCTTATCCCAGTCCTTCCAATAGTAATATGCTTCTATATCTCCTTTCTCATTACATTTCTCTGCTCTAAGTGTTTCTACAGGCATATGCTCTATCTGAGCTATCTTAGTTCTATCTTTAGAATAAATTACCTGTATTGCACATTGTCCCATCAGTTTTAAGTCGTATGCTAATCTTCTTACACTATCATTATCAAATAATGAAATCATTTGTGCATATTGGTCTGGTTTTTTACTGGAATTAGTAGCATCTAATCCTTTACCATATATCATAGAAGATATAGCGTTGATTATGGCATTGTTAGTTGGACTTCCGTTGTATCTGTCTATTAGATATTGAAAGTAGTTGTTGTCCTCTCCATAAGAAATCCAATCTCTATTACTAACTTCTTTTATTTTAGGACTTGTGTAAGTGCTTAAATTTACTATTCTTAAATCGTTCATATTATTATGTAATCGTTATCGTGAGAACCTGCAGTAGTATCAAATGTATATTCACCATCATTAATTGAATAATAATCGTTACTTGATTGATCTACTGTTTGGTCAGTACAAAATACTTTGTCTTTGTATATTATGTTAGAAGATGTATCTAATAACTCTATGTCATAAGTTCTACCCTCTTTTAATATTGAATTTCCTGAAGATGTATATTCATTAGAAATACTAAGATAGTTTCCATCTACTGATGGAGTTACTGTAAAACTAAATTCTTCATTTAATGAATCATCTCTTACTTTTAAAGTAGTAGAAGAAGTAACATAACTTCTTGGTATAATCTTTATAGTTTGAGCTGATGCACTTGTAGTAAGTTTCTTCATACTTATATATCGAAAAAAAAACTATATTTTGTGTTAAATGCAAAAAAAAAGAGGACATATAGTCCCCTTAATTTTCTAACTTAATGATTTATTATCCGTTATTAGGAGTAGCAGGTGAAATCTTAGCTACATTCACATTGTCAGTTACATCAGTTGAATCTGCAAGGAATGCAGGAGCTGATACTTCTTGAGCAGTTAGCGTTAAAGAGAATGACGAAGCATCTCCCATAGCTGCACCTGTTGTAAATGAGCCACCAGATACTTCACATCCGTGTTCTCTACCTAATAAGAAGAAGTTTCCATTATAATCCTCTACAACGATTTGTGGTCTTCCTAAAGCTATAATTTTTAATTCTTCTTGTGTTTTACTATCTAATAGTTGTAATGAAATATTTAAAGTTGATTCAAAGAAAGTAGTACCGTTTTCTCTTGAACTGTTTACTGCAGTTTCCATAGATGAACTTCCTTTAAGGTCGTATTGAAAAAAGTCAGGAGTTCCTCCTATATCTACTTTTTCTGCATCTGTGGCATTATCAGTAACAGTAAGACCATAATCTGCAAAGTAAACTGTTTTAAGTCCACCTACTGAAGATTTACAAGGTATATTTCTTCCTGTTGTTAATGTACAAGCCATATTATTATAATTTTTATAAGAAAGGGTAAGTAGGCATATACCCCACCTACCCTTCTATGTTAAACAATTTATTAAGCTAATGTCAATAAAGATAGGTCACTTCCTATTCCATATTGTACACCTGCTGAGAATCTCATTACTACTCTTACGTTTTGAGAACCATCTAGGTCAGCCATATCTAATAACTTAACTTCGTTGTGGTCAGATAAAAGACCTGTACCAAAGTAAATGTTAGATTTTTGTCCTGCAACGATGTGATTAGTTGGCATACCTGGAGCTAATACAACTTCGATTCCATCGAAAGAAAGTGCATTACCTTGATTGTACCATAAACCACCTCTTGCATCAACACCTGAACCACCAACACCATTAGCAGCATATCCTCCTAATTGTCTGATGTATGATTGCCAAGCTATTGTAGGAACATAGATTTTTAAATCTTCTTTTCCATAAACTGCAGAAGGTAAAGAATCTACTACATTTTCTAAAAGACTGATTATGTTAGTTGAACTGAAAGCAGTTTCACCACCGTTAGCTGCATCGTTAACGTCTGCGTCTGCTGCTGCTAATACTGTGATTCCATCAAATTCTCCAGCGTTTCCGTTTACACCACCCCAAATGTTTTGCTCATTCTTTTCTGCTACCAATCCTGCAACGTGTCCGATTAAGAAATCAGAAAACTTTGGAGGTAATTGGTCATTTAGAGAACTGTATCCCA